TAACTAAAACAATTTGTCCACCTGGTTGAAGACGTTGTCGTGGTCCTGATGTGTACCATTCGTACGCATTATCAAAAGCAGAAGCTGACATTGCGTCTTGTTCCGAGTGTGGATCATCAATAATCAAGAGGTCCGCACCACGGCCCGTGATTGCTCCACCAACACCCGCTGCAAAATACTCCCCACCTTGGGCAGTTTCCCATCTTCCTGCAGCCTGACTGTCTTCTCGAAGAGAAGTATCAAAAATTTTAGAATATTCTTCACTATCAATTAGTGTTTTAGCTTTACGACCAAACCTTACAGCAAGTTCACCTGTGTGAGTTGCTTGAATGATCTTTAATTTTGGATTACGGCCCACCATCCATGCTGGTAACAAGTAAGAAGCAAACTCTGACTTTGTATGTCTAGGTGGCATGTTTACTATTAGCCGGTTAATTTTTTTATTTGCCAGGTCATTAAATTTTTTAGCAATGACTCTGTGATGAGCACCTTCTATAAACTCAGGCCAAACAGCCTTTGTAAAAGACATAAAGTCGTCTTTTGCTTTTCGCTGAATCTTTTTTTCAGCATGCATAACTTTAAATCGTCTATACTGAGCACGGATATCGGAAGGTAGTTTATTTATATCTATATTTTGTTTCATAAAAAATTTTTTCAAATTTTTTGCACCTTTTTAACAGTGAAGATGTTTTTTACCACCCTTATCTGTCTAAATCAAGCAATACAACCTGAAGTAGTGGGACCCCTTTTTTATTTAAAGGGTATCGACTTATTTAAAAGAAAAACAAACCCAATCGGGTTTGGTACCTCTATTGATATGTGATTTGTGTGTGTAGGCGCGTTAGCGCCTACACAAAGAGAGTTAGTCTAGTAAGACCATGTATGCAGCAGCATTTAATCTGCTGAATTTATCTAAGCCTTTTTGTACAGCTTTCCATTGCTCGGTTTCTTCTGCGTGTTTAATTAAATGATAAAGAGCAAACTCTTCTTCACTTAACATTGCAGACTCACCAGAGTATGGGTTTGTTGCTTTCATATTTCTAATTGTCATATGGGATAATCCTACTCTATTTCTGTTCTNTTGTCANCNCTATTAATTGAATTAGTTTTATAGGTCCCACCATTCCAACCCTCGTGAGTCGTGGTCTTTTTTTCGTAACCCTCAGTTACTCGTCTATGTCTGATAAACTCGATCTGTCGACCTTGTTCAATGTTTTCCATATTAATTGATAACCAATCAAACTTACATCTTTGAGAGCAAAAGTATTTATCTGAATTGTTAAAATAATAATAGCCACTAGTTTGTTTATTCATATCTGTATATGCATAGCGCCCACGAATTATGCCTTTAGATTTTAGAAATCTATCTGATGTGGGGATTGTATGGCAATCTGGTCCTTGGCAAAAATGTTTGTTAGGCATTATCTACCCCTCGCCATTTCTAAAACACAGATTACAATTATAAACATAAATAAAACTTTAATTTCTATTGGCATTTTGTTTTTCCCTCTCTTTTGCATTATTAAATGCTTGCTCTAATTTAAATAGTTTTATTTCAGCCTGTCTTTCAAAATGAATTGCTACTAAAAATAAAACAAAACCACCAACAATAATTCCTACACCTATGTATAGGACTAGATTATAATCTATCATTAAAATCTCACTTTCCACGACCTTGTCGCGTGTCTAAAATTTTCTGCGTCCATATCCCAATATGTGAAAATTGCTTTGCCAGATTTATCTGTCCAATATCTGCAACCCTCAACCCATTTACCTAAACGAGTAATATGTTTTTTATGTTTGTCTGCGTAGTATGTTATCGTAAATTGTTTGTTGTTTTCCATTTTATATCTTTCTGTTAATTAAGGTTATCCTATCATAAGTAGGATAACCTTGTCAATAGCTTAATTGAGTTTTTGTTGTGCCTCATATTCTTTTCTAATTGCTATTTTCTGCTCTCTTGTCATAGTAGTATTTTTCATGCCTTTAATCATACTAGCCAAATTCACAGGATTATAAATTGTCAATCCTGTTGAATTACATCTTACAAGTTCAGCCTCATCAATTTCAATGCCAAGTTCTTTCATCAACTCAACACCCTCGCTTAAATACCTGTATGCTTTCAATCCTGTTTTCATAGCTTGTTTTTGTTTCTCAATGCTATCAATCCATTTTTGATGACAAGTTATTACATTTGATTTAGCTTGTTTCAACATTTGAAAAACTTGAAACTCTTGTTTAGTACAGGCAATAGTTCTTGAACGACAATGTGATGTTCCAATAATATCTAAATAGAATTGACTATCAAACTCTTTTGAAATTCCAATGTTGTTATCATCATCAGAATTGTATCTTGAATAACTACTATATCCAAGTGCCTTATCATTTGCGTCAATGTGTTTAGTTTTATGTGGGTTATCCTCTTTACCATTTTGTTGTGCAAGTATATCTGGATTACACTCTTTTGCTTTTAGTTCTTCTCTTTTATAAGCATAAGCAAATTGTTTTCCTGTCGTGTCATTATACTCACTTGTTCCTGTACTACCAAATAAACCAAAATCAAAATGTTCAGATACATTTCTATCATCTTCATTTTCATTTTCTTCTAGTTCATCTTTTGCATAAGAGAAATAAAAGCATTTATCTTTAGCAACAACATCAAGTGGTTGTCCATACTTTGCTTTTAAACTTTTGCAAGTAGCAACATCTTCTTGGGGATATGCTCTACCCACTACAAGTTTAGCAAGTTCAAAAGCTTTTGGATACATCTTGTCAACAGTTTCCCTTGCACCAAAACATGCCTCTCTCTCGTGTGTTATTTCTGTTTCTGCACTTTCAACATACCGATTTAAAATCTTATTTCTAAATTCGGTATTCATTCGTATTTTACTCATTTTTGCCTTTCTATTATTTGTTTGCATAAGGGACTATCCCACGAATTAAACTATTTGTCAATCCCTAAAAAAAATACAACCTGGAGTTGTGTAATGTTTATACTACTAACCACCATCCCCAGCCACCGTCCAAGTATAATGGATAATCCTACTAATGTCAAGAAGTTTATTTAAATAAAGTTGTTGATTATTATTTGTCCTATGTTATAAATGATATTCAGCCTCATTTGAGGATTTATCGCTGAAACAAAACTATAAATCCTAATGGGACCTACACCAGCAAAAGTAGGTAGGATTAGATCGGACAGGATTCTAGATAAGCCACCGATCCTGATCCCTGGTCCTGAGCAAATACATCTGGCTTTAGGCGTACTACATGTCAGTGAGAGTACGTATCAGGACCTGGGATCAGTCAACGCGCCGCCGCCGCTAGATCACAGAGACTCTGGCGTTGGCTGGTCAAAGTGTCAAGCTACAAGCTTGACAATGGTTATAAGATATTATAGGATGCATTTAGAAAGGAGAAATATATGAGCAATTGTTATGACCACGAGATCAAAAAAAATATGCTGTCTACAGTCTATGGCAGCAAGGAAAATATTAAAGAAGATTTAATGAAAAGTAGATTAGAACTTGTTGGATGGTTCTCAGATCAATTAAAAATGTATGATCGAGCAATGGGAGATTTTGACCAATGGTACGAAGAGTATGCAGGTGACACATGGGAAGAGAACAACAAAGATGAGTAGACGCCCGGGCTTCCAGAGACAAAAAATTTTAATAAATCATTGGCGCTGGTTGGAGGCCAACGGCTACAAGCCGCAAGCTGCAAGCTGCAAGCAACAAGCGGCAAGCTTGACAAGAGAATTATATCCTGTTATAGGATATTATAAGATAAAGAAAGCGAGGAATATATGAACAAGAAAGAAGCAAAAATAATAACAGGTGGCCTAAGTAAACCATCAAAGATGCCAGGCCACGCATACAACCTGCCGGCCTGGAGATGTATAACAGGCGTCAAGCTGCAATCAGTAAAAAATTCTGTTTGCGCTGGCTGTTATGCTATGAAGGGCAGATACAGATTCAAAAATGTTAAAGATGCATTGCAGCGAAGGATGGACAGCCTGGACCAT